TCACTTTTTAAACAAACCTCTGCGATGCATCACGGTAATAAAACGGTAAAAATCATAACTCGCCCCATTATCGATGCTGAACAATGGATTTTTGGTGTCATATGCCAGCGCTGCATCCACAGCAGCTTTCGCCCATACTGGAACTTCCATTTGCTGACGCGCCTGCAGTTTATCGACCTGGGATTTGAGCGCTTCAAACGCTGCTTTCTCTTCGGCTGTCATCGGTTCGCCCCCTTTCGGTGGTTCAGTTGGTGGATTCGGATTACTTGGATTCGTTGGATTGGAAGGCTCTGGAGGTTTCGGAGCGGCTGCTGCGTATCTTGCTCTGAGTTGTGCCGCTGTTCCCTCGAATTCATTCATATCCACGTTGCCGCTAATGCCATTCACCTTGCCTGAATCCGTATACTGCCAGAACGTCCAACGCTTCCATGCCGGCTGGTCATCCGGTACACGGGTGTTGCTGTAACGTGCAATCCACAGATCGTATGAGCTGAGTGATGTATCAAAATTCCCGGCAAATGAATTGCCCGTGTATATGATCGGTTTCACACCTGTCAGACGTTGTAATTCGGTTAAAAAAGCTTTGGCAACCGTATTCATCTGCGCTTTGCTCAGGTTGCCGGGGTTGTTCTCGTAGTCCATAACAGGTGGAAGTTGTAGCGCTTTGGCGCCTCCCACTTTGTTAAGTGTGTTGGCATAATGCGCCGCTTCTGCCTTGGCACCATCGGTAGATGTCGCGCGGAAGAAATGATATGTTCCGACCAGCATGCCCGCCGCCAGTGCGCCTGTTACATTTTTCTGATAATTCGGATCGGTGTACGTCTGTCCTTCGGTTGCCTTGATGAATACAAATGTCATGCCACTTGCCTTCACCTTTGCCCAGTCAATATTGCCCTGATACCGGGAGACGTCAATGCCCTGTGTATTGCCCGAACTTCTCGTTTGCATGTTTCTCACACCCTTTATGCGGCAAATTGCCGTTTGTATATAGCTAATGCGGTTGGATTAGGGGTTGCTTGTGTGCGTGTCCCTGATTGTTGGTGAAAGCTATATTCGGATTGCTGATGGGTTATGTCGGTGGGGTTGCTTGGTCAATCTGCTTCGTATTCTATGTCGGTGTTATCTAACTTCTATTGGTAGTCTATTGGGTTTCCATCAACTTACTAAGGAAAAATACCACGTCGATACCAGATACGGACCATTCTTCCGATCGCTGTTGCCTCCAAATTTTCTTGATTCATTTTCATAAAGGTTAGAAATTCGGAGACAAAGGCGACCGCTACCGGCTTCTTCAGAATCGATTCCGCCTCCTTCACTACTTGTAGCTAATGGATCAGACTATCGATTCGAATATATACTGAGCACATTTGAATGAATGCTAAGTCCCTACTTCGTTTCATCTCTGGCCTGTTGATCAACATCCTTATCATCTGTTTCTACAAAAGATTCTCTGGAATCAGGAGTATAGTTACCGGGAATACCCCCGCCTCCTCCCTTACCCTTGAGTACTTCAATAGCCTGCCGAATCGCAGGCGGAATTGGTGCGCCCAGTTTGCCCCCATTTTCAATAATGGACAACAGCTCATTCGCGATATAAAAAAAGGCGACCGCATCCCTGAACAAATGTCCGTCTCCCAGAACACCGTCCACCAGATGTGCCACCGATACCATTGCAAATATAAATACCTTTCGGGCGATGCCGAACATCCCGATATTACTCTCTAGCTTGCCAGTCATTCCCGCCGCAGCGATGCCGGTAAGGTAGTCGAGGATGACGAAGACGAGCAATACGCCGAGTACGCCTGACCAGCCGCCGAAGAAGTAGGTTGCTGAGCTGGTTAGGAGGGCAAGGAGCCATTTCCATAGGGTATCCCATCGTTCCATGGTTTCACCTCCTTTGGTTTTTAATATCAGATGCTTCAGAAGGCATAAAAATAGCGCACCACTTAGGTACGCTTGTTACTCAGTGATCATAAATTCCAAACCACTGACAATCAAAATTTCTTTAACGCCCTCCTGCAAGTATGCAGGTACCGCCTTGAATTCCGTTATGTTCAAAATTACACGCTGTGCAAAGAACATAGCCATCATCGTTTCGTCACCTCCCTTCAGGAATCAGCCAGGTAATGAATCTCCGGATCACTTGTATACCTGTGCAGCCATTTCTGCAATGACATCATCCGTAAATCCCGCTCGGTCGGACAAAGCTTTACTTTTTGCTTTCAGGACCTTATTTTCTTCGGCCAGTTGCTTGTTTGAGGCTTCTGCTTCTTCAAGTCTTTTCTCCAAGTCTTGAATTGTCGTATCTTTCGTGATGACATCCAATTCAGCCTTACGCTCTTTGTCGAATACAAATTCACCATCGACCCATTTGTAGTAACCACCCATCACACCGACAGGAAGTACATCATCATACTGAATCTCTTGAAACCCTTCATATGCGTAAGTGATAATATCTCTCACATAACCTGCTTTGTCCAATTTAATGAAAAATGTTTGCTCCATTTCAATTTCCCCCTTAGAGTATTATGAATATGTTTAAGCATGTAGATAATTGAGTTGTAATAAAGATATCCATTACGGACACCTCTTATTGCATTAAACTAATCTCATAATCTGTTTTGTTTCATCTTTCTTACCGTCTTCTAGGGTATAACCTATACCTGTAGTTGTGCCCGGCGTTATATCGGTTATGCTCCGCAACGCAGCTACTTTACCCTCAAAAACATTCCATTCATAGCTTACAATATACACACTGCCTCCGACATTACATGTCACTAATAGATAAATACCGTCGGGACTGAATCGAACATCATACATTGCCCCCTTTATTGGTATGTCCGGGAGGGTGGCCACAAACGAATCACCTGAGATATCAATCCTTCTTACAATGCCTGAATAAAACGTAAAAAAGATTATTTTACCGTCGGGAGATATATCGGCATTTCGAACAGAACCTCCCCAAAATGTTACTCCGTTCTTATATGTGACAGTGATGCCTGTGAAAGTATCATCCGAATTAATCCGATATACGGTAGGTCCAGTTGAACCGAGATATGAGAATATTACATATTTCGAATCTTTAGTGAAAATAATATCACCTTGTCCTGAAGATGATGTGATAAAAATCGGTAATTTTGTAAAAGTATCTCCTGATATTTTAAACACAAAAACGCCGTGTGGTGTTGTATTATTCGCCACGAACAAGTATTTACCATCAGGTGTGAATCTAGGATCTTTAAGTGATACAACTGATGGTACGCCTGTAACGTTGGGAAGTTTTACAAACGAATCGCCCGTTCTTTTGTAGATAATCCAATAAGGCGATGCTATACTCCCAACTATCAAAAATTTCCCATCTGGTGAAAATGCTGTGTTACTTACTGGACCTGACGGAGCTATGCTGGGGGTAGATGCCAGACGTATATAGGTTGTACCATCCCATTTCCATATATAGACGTATGGATTTCCAGGAAACGAAATGACCATATAATCACCATATAAAGAAATGCTGGTAAGGGGGTCTGAACCGATACCGCCACTATACAACCTAACAAAAGATCCCCCTGGTGTGATACTATATACCCTAACACCATTATCACTATTCCTATTATATAAAGCTACCCTATTAACATCAGGATGAATTACCATATCTGGGTACGCAAGATTTTCACTATAGGTGTATATGCTATAAAGTTCTTTTAAACTTTCAATAATCGAGACCATAGATCCTTTGGCAATATCTTCACTGAAGGCGATCGATGTTTTACTTGCCCCGTTTATCACCTCCTCACTGGCGATATTTCCGAAAAAATCTTCGAGGACATCCAATCTAAAATTGACATCATGAATTGCATTTACATTGTCAGTAAGTAATGCTTTTTCATTTTCAGCTACCGATCCGACAAATGACGCTATCGGATATTTGTCCAGCATTAGGTATGTGACGCTATAGGCGGCTGACGGGTCATAATCTGTCTTAGCCCTAAACGCTCTCTGACGCCCATACGCGTTGGAGACAGTTTCGGTTAACCATGAATCTCTCTGGCCATTCTTGTACACCGCCAAGATCGCTGCGGTTCGATAGCGCAACTCACTACCCGTATAAGCACTCGTATATGGGATTGCTGAATCTACGTTAATGAAGGCGCCCACGCTGTCTGATTTCGGATTTGCCCTTTCACGCACAACCAATCCCGTACCAACTTCTATCTGATTATCTCCCTCCACAAACGTCAATTGTCCCTCTGACGTGATCGGTTCGACAGTCGGCGTTGCAAGCTGATATAGGAGTTGGTATGGCGTCCATTCAGGCGCTTGAGCTGTTGGCAAGGTTGTTGTGTAATAAGTTGGCGTTCCCCAATGCTTTATGCTATTCCATGTTTTTACACCTGTACCGTTATACAGATTTCCAGTTTGGCCCCCGTCATACATACGCCATCCCATGAAATACGCCTTAATCTCGTCGGCTGTCGGTGTGTATGAGTCTCCCCATCCACTGTCTGTGTTGGGCACGCCTACATATGAAATCTTGTTTACAGTGTCAATCCAGCAACTATCAGGTTGTAGCGGCGCCTGTGACAACACCTTACCATTGTACTTTACACACCAAGGAACCCTTGGAGCTGAGTCTGGAGAAAATGAAAGAATTCTGACGTACTTGACTCCCGTTGGGCTTTGGTAAATAGACCAAGAATGATTACCATCCAAGATAGTATTCTTCCACTTCGCCAGCTTGAAATACTGCCCGTCCTTCTCGAACACTTCGTCAGCATTCGCCCCTGTTGATTGATCAGCATACAGATCCGTTTGCAATGCGAGCACGGCGTCTGTGCGCGGCTTGAACGGTTTGATGACTTTACCGTGTACCAACATTGGATTTTTAAACACGAAATTACCTACGCCTGTTGTTCCCAATCCTGCCGTATAATTCGTTACAAATACGCGAAACATCGTTCTGTTTCCGCTATTAAAGGTTACCGATGTTGCAGAAGTATTATCTACGATTAAGGTTCCATCCTCGCCTCCAGTGACAGACATTGTGGAACCGTTCAAATCGAGGCTTAATGTATAATCAGCGTTCGGAATAGCAAGGACATCATATGAAAGTGCGGAGACATTCTCCGTAAGTGAAGAAGAAATGGTTACTTCGTATCCTGACGCTATCTTTGCATTACCTGTAGGCGTCCAGTCGTAAAACGGCGGAAGCAAATTCTCTCCGATACGAATCGCATACGGACTTCGCACGGGTTGAACGCTATCAACGTAAGGATACTTAGCGTTTACCTGCTCCGTCGTCATGTTGTCCAATGCAACGTAATCTTCTGAGCTGATCTCGTAAACACGAAGCGCATCAACATTTCCATTACTCCCAACAGGGCCAACAACTTCACCCACGGCATACGAGGTTTCAGTAGCTGAAACGCTATACGCCTTCCATACAGTATTAAATTTCGTTGAATCTATAGAATTTACATTACCTTTTGTAGATGTTATTCCATTAAGGTACACCCCTAGAGACGTCCCAGATACTAGCTTTACATCAGCAGCAATAAGATAGTAGCTTCCTGCTTTCAACGTAAATACGGTAGACGTACTTAATCCTGAAGGGGTTGCGGTTGTCGTTATTTTTAGAGATTGACTGCCCTGTGCCTTTTTTGAAGTATCTGCAGACAATGTTGCTTGGTACGAAGAAAATGCACCTATACGCTCACACCCACCATCCCTTCCCAACAAATTCACGAGAGTCCGTCCCTTCAATCCTTCCAACTTAAATGCCGAGGCACGTTCAGCATTAATAACTTGTAACCCTGGCTCCAGTGTCACCGATCTTCGCTTCTCTGTATCCAGCCGCTCCTGAATACTACTCACCTGTGCTGCGGTTTCCTCAGCCTTTTCTTCCACTTGCCCTACACCTTCATCAACCTTCTCCCAGTTCTGATCCAAATACTTATCCAGATCAAAATAAGTCGTCGATGGTGAAGAACGGTCAATCTTATTCAACCCCAAATTTGGTGTTTTTGGTTCATTCATTTAAGCTCCACCTCCTGCAAATTTATCCTGTCGGGTCTGTTCGATCTCATCCAGCGTCATACTTTCAACCTCCGCAATCGTCAAATACCGCAGACGGTAGTCCACGGTCATATGTGCTGGTTTGATATCCTCAATCGCTGCCTTCAAATCGTCCAGATTGGGCGGCAAGCCCCATGTGTCGATGAAACGAATTCGGATCAAGTACTCTTCGGGCGAAACGGATACATCAATCCCGCCGCTTTCGTAGGCCTGCGCCACGTTCTTGAGCATGGAGCCTGAGACTTTGCCGCTGCCGCGCATTTTGGAGATGATTACGGATCTCCGCTGGTCTTCTGGCTTGGCTTGATTTGTAGGAATCTGCAAATCCCGCTCATAACGTTCCAATGCCCAGGTCGCAGACTCCGGGTAGAATTGATCCAGTACACTTTCCAAACCCACCGTAAGCTTGTCCAGCTCAACACCTTCGGTCTCCGTAAGAAGCTGCATCTCCAGCACATTTTCATACAACGGGGGCAAAAGATTCATTAATACCTCTGCTTTACTCATGTCACCTTCACCGTCCCAAGAACGGCTACTGCGCCGGGGGCGATCTCCAGATTGGACATACCACCATTCACTAGCAGATCGCTATAATCAATCACGGGTGGGATATCCAGAATGACATTGGCAATACGTGTCCAACGCACCAACGGATCTGCAAAAGCCAGTTCTTTCAGATATGCCGTAACTCCCGTTTCAATTAGTGTTTTCACACCCTCGTACGTTGAACCAGAAGCAAGCGTGACCTGTACCTCAACATCAATAGGAACCTCTTCCGCTCCCACCACCGTAACCACGGGTCCGATTGGAGCAGCACCTTCGCCCATTCCATCCTGGGTTGGATCGATATATTCCTGCACCGCCTTAATGACCGCCTCAGCAGGTGTTTTCATTTCGTTATTCAGCAAAGCCACCTTGACTGTACCTGGACCATCCCACAGTGGAAAAGCCTTCGCTTTGCCCACACCGGAGTTTTCCCGTGCCCATAACTCATACTGATATTTGTTGGCACTCGTGACCGGACGGGATACTTTATCCTGATATCGGTCGTACAGGGCCTGGTCCGTTTCCTCGTCTTCGCCAGGAACCAGCAACTGTGTCAATACAGCTGTCGTCAGGCCGGCAATATAATCAATGGGCAGCAGTGCCCCCGTATATTCATTACCTTCCGCTCCCGCTACTTCACACTCCAACACATATCGCCCTGCCGCGACGCGCTCCACAACAGCATATACCCGATCTCCCGTAGAAAAACGACTCTCCAAAGGAACCTCAACAGGCTTACCTTCATTATCCCGGAAACTACCAACCCAATGCGCCTTCGTGGCGGCCTTCCGACGAATGCCCGACCAAGCCACCGCGCGATCCAGATACTCTCCAGATGCTGTATCTGCAAACTTCAGGTTGATGTTCACATCTAACTCGATATACATCTGAGCCATTTCCACAGCCGCTGGGGCAAGCGCATCATAGATAATACTGCCTTCACGTTTATCCACACCATCCGGCACTCTATCCAGCATTCGATTTAAAATAATTTCAAACGTCTGCTCTTCATACATCCATGTTCACCTCCGTCTCTTCCCTGAAGCTGCCAAAATCCGTTTCCACGGTAAACGAAACCCGTACCCCATCGGCCTCGTGGACAAAATCGAACTCCGTTACATCCGAAATGCGATCATCCGGAAGCAACGCTTCGCGAATCCAGCGTTCCAGTTCAGATTCAACCATGGATCTCCCGGCCATTCCTTCCCAGGACCATTCCATGCCGTAATCCGCGGAATAGATTAGATGCTCATAGCGACGTGTAGACAAGGCTTTATACACCGCCTGTTTTACCGCATCTTTTCCATCCAGTTGCAGTCTTCCAATTCGCTGTCCCGAAGCTTGAAACACATACGTCAAACTTGGAAGTACAGCAGCCTCTTCCTGATCTTCTGCGCTAATCTGCGCACCCTGTGGAATCATGGATTCACCAGCCGATCCAGCACGACAAAACTGTCTCCACCTTGAACACGCAACAACAGAACATGGTCACCCACGGTCCAAGCTTTGTTCACTACGGATTCTGGCAGTACCAGAAAAGGCTCAGCCAATGCCAACCGTTGTTCAACGGTGATCTCCAGAGGCTGTGTATTTGTCACGCTTCCGTACATTACCTGAACGGGAGACTTGGCATCTACAGCGGCCAACGCCGCCTTTTTAATCACGTCCAGCATCATTTATCGTTACACCACCTTCAAATCCAGTGACATCGTGTGCACGCCGCCTTGTACCTTATGCGTACATTCGTCTACCAGAAAATATTGATTAATCTTCAGTTCATCGATCTGGATGTTGACAAAACTGCCTGCCCTCACCTTGAAATCGCCGAGCGCATCCACTTTCAGTGTCTGTGTCTCGCGATTGCGGAGGGTCATCAGGGTCTTGAGCATTTCATCAATCTGACCTTCGTTCAGGCCATCATCCGCTTTTTGGTACAAAAAAAGCAGCCCCCATTGACGGATGCTGCCTGAATCCTGATGAACATAGGTTTCTCTTTTTCCCGTATCCTTGTTATCCCGATACAGCTTGATCTTGTTATACGTCTGGTCGTCAATCGACCTTGTATAGCTGTAATCCGTGAGCAGACTGTTATCCCCAATAACAAAGCCGTAAGGCATCTCTTCCACATCCCGAAGCACAAGCTTGCCGAAATCATCGTAGAAGATATAGTTTTTACCGCCATAGATCAGCGTTCGGTCGAGCGCCTCACAGATCATGTCGATCAGCTTTTTGTTATCAAATACCATGCGCGGAATAACGTATTTTGGCTGGATCAGATCACCTGTTTTCAACAGAAAGTCTTTGGCAATTCGTTTGATCACATCCGTAGCCGTTGCGTTAACGAACTTGTACGTCTGATTCGCGGTTAGATAACGAATCTGGTCGTAGGCTTTGATTTTGACACTTTCGTCCTTGCCACTATCCACTGAGAAGATATATCCGTAAAAGATGCCTACCTCGTTGCTGATATATTTCACAACATATCCATTCTCATATGTGAATTTCTTATTCTGGTACAGGCTGCCCTTGATCAACGTGAATTCCAGAGAGGAAGGCTTGCCGATGCGGGAGGTTTTGTACGTAATGTCACCGGCAATTTCGCTAATGTCCCAGATGTTGCCCTGCTTGTCATCCAGTAATACCCGTTCCTTCATGTTTGCCAGCTTATCGTCCAGCCTGATCTGCTCTTGCATATTGCCTCTCCTTTCACGGAAGCTTGATCACAAGTCCAATCGGCAGCTTCTTCAGTTGTGCATCTTTGATGCCATTCAGCTTTTGCAGCTCTTTCCAGCGAGATCCATCTCCCAGATGGGCTTTGGCTACAGACCACAAGGAGTCTCCAGCTTTGAGTGTGACGGTCTTGGGCTGGATTTTTTCATTGGGCCGGGAGGCTTTGGTTTTTGTTTTCGAAGCAGCCGTATCCTTGCTGTCCTTGAGTGGCACTACTTTTTTGGCGGCATAAAAAATGAACTGCTTCAGCTTGATACCATACTGGATATCCCCCACCGTACCCGCTGTCTCCTTCCAGTCGAAGCTCTCAATGGAAACCGCCATATTAATGGTGTACCTTGCACTGGAAAAGAACAGTCTGACGGGTCTGCCCGTCTGCATCCAGCGGATGATCTTTTTCACATATTCATAGGGATCACGGTAAAACTGCTTCTGAATTGCCGGATGTCTTGCATCATAGTTCAGATGATACGGGCTGTAGTCTGCCGGAAAAATCCCGCTGAAACTGACTTCACGCAGCTTCGGCGACTTGATCACGTTAATTTCACCCAAAGCGCTAACGTTAAACGTACTGCCGTCTCCCGAATCCGAAAACTCAATGCTCTCTGGTGTCACCGGGAAAAACATATATTCAGAGCGGTTATTGAAGCTTAGTTGAATATAATATTCCACTTATCCATACACCCCCTGGGCACTGGAGACGATCTGACTGTTCAGTCCATCGGTAATTTTGCTGATGATGCTGTCCACATCATGTCCGCTGTTGATATCCCCTGTGGTGACCTGAACGGTTGGAGTAAGGCTGACGAATCGCTGAATCGCCTGCATCTCTGCAAGCTCACGCATCAGTTTCAAGTCTTCGCTAGTTACATCCACTGTGCCATCCACGTCACCGATCTTGTCCACCTGTCCGATATTGTTGATTTTATTGATGTTACTCATGTTGCTGTTGGGAACAACGGTGGGAGCAGGTGCAGTTGGCATCGATGGCATAGGAGGTATTTTTGGTATTTCGGGTGTGAAGTCTTTGCCAAAATTACCTGGTAGACCTTTATCCTTGGAATCGTCCTTCGGGTTGGAAGAGAATTTAGAAACCCACTCCTCAGCCTTTATCTGACCCTCCCCATATACACTGGGATTATATTCTCCGTCCATTCGTATAGACTCAAATACATTTTTGTCGCTCTGTGGCTCCATAGACTTCAGAGTGTCCATCCAACTCTTAATGTTCTTGCTGCCAATGTTAATATCCGATTCGGACATCACACTCAGGTTCGTACCAAAGGTATCATTGATAAATGAAGCAACATCGCTAATGGCCCCTACAGCTCTTTTAAGAAAATCCTCGATACCTACCATAACATTGTAAAGAGTTTGTAAAACAAACATGCCTAGATCATAGAACAACTTTTGGATTGCATAGACAGGATCAATAAAAAGGTTGATTAAGAAATCTGCCAATGAAGCAAATATGTTCCACACGGTAGCAATTACCACTCTGATGATCTCGCCAAGCATCATAAATGTACCAATAATAGCCCCGAGAATATCGGTACCGGTTGCTCCGAACATTTGGAAAATCATAATCACTGCAGCAATTGCTGCGATGATCAGCAATATAGGCCAGTTTACAGCCAACCATGCTACAGCAAGCAAAAACACTTCAGCGATCACAATGCCAAGTGAGATAATCATGTTGTAAAGCAGCACCATAGCAATAGCAGTCAAAATAGGTGCTATGATAGCCCAATTTTCTTGCACAACTGTAGCAAAATTGATGAACCCATCCACGATAAATGCCACCACTTGAGCAATAATTGCGAAGGCCCCACCAATCCATTCGATGAAAGCACTGAACTGACCTGAGCTTATGGCTTCGTTTAAGCGGTCAAGCACAGGAGATAAAACTTCCAAAGCTCTTGTGCCGATTTCAGATAGTATTCCATTGAACTGATTCACGAGAGCCGTCCATTTTTGCAATGGAGAATCCAGCATTGTATCAAAGGCTTCTTGTGTGTAACCTTGCATTTCAAGAACCGTCTGCAATCCTTGTATAAAACCGTCAAGGTCTTTAGTCTGAATAAATTCGCCTAATCCAGCCCCGGTCAATGCACTTTCTGGGATGTTAAACTGACTAGCCAAATCTCCGTTATCGCCATTCATGGCACTAACAATGGCACCAGACGCATCTGACAGACTTTGTCCATCCGGTGACAACATACTCAAGCGTTCAGTTAGTTGATTTAGCTGATCTACCTGCCCTGTATTTTGTGCCAAAGGCAAGAAGCCTAGAGAAGATTTAAGCGAATCATTGACATCCTGACCGCTCTTGGAGGCTTGATCTCGATACTTATTATAGATGCTTTCCCCGAGCACCGGATCTTCTGCTGCAACCATGTAACGATATTTGAAGTCTTCTTGTTCAGCAGCAGCTTTTAACACAACACTTCCAGCGGACTTTACCATTTGCATCCACTTAGAGAGTTTGCTCAGATTATCACCCAAAGCATTGCTTGTATCATCAGCCGTATCCTCCAACTTTTCCATCAGATTAATCGTTACATTCATTTGCTGGTTTATTTGATTAAAGTGGTTGGATATGTTCGTTTGGTTAAATTGATTCAAATTAACATGGTTAATCTGATTGAAGTTGTTCAAAATTTCGGTTGTTTTCACCTGAATTAGATTTAAGTTATTGATTAAATTATTTACGGATGGAGGATTGATTACATTGATACTTGTATCGGACATTCATTTCTCCCTCCTTTCCTTTTTATTTCTTCCGGGCGCGGTTTTTGGAACGTTCTTTCTTCTCTTCCTCTACCCGGATGGAGATCATCGCATAGATAGCGGCTCGTTCTCGCATGGAGAAGGCCATTAGCTCATGCGGCAAAATGTTTAATTCGTGGAGAGCGTAATAAGCCAGATTGGCTTCGGAATCGCCCTCTTTAATTAGTTTTTTACGTCATCCACCAGCTCGTTCATGTCCTGATTGAAGCCGTTCAGCTTCTGAACCTGTTCACCCAGCGAAGCAAATTCCCCAGGCAACAGCATTTTCCGCAAAAGCGATTCCGCCCCCATCACGCCATATGAACGCTGGAGTTCTGCGTTTTTCAAATCGGGAAATACTACACTTGCGCTCATCAGGCGAGCCATGTAATCATTCGCATCGATGTCGGGTGTGTAGACACCGTTCTTACCCTTAATTTTGCGGGTAGCCGCTTTGCGGCATTCCTGGTTTTCGTCCTCGGTCATGCTGCGCAGTTTCCAGGCAACCGATTCGCCTTTTTCATCTTTGAATCGGGGGGAAACGATAAACTCCTCCGTTGTATCTGTTGCTGCATTTTGGGCAAAAAACATACTCAATCCACTCATGTATTGTTCCTCCTCTAAAGTTAGGTCCCCCGCCGCACAAAGCGGCGAAGAACAGAATTTTGACACGCCAAATAGCCCGTAACACAGGCAAGTTGAACAGGTTTCTTTTACAAATCCGCTGCTAATTTATACTCTTAATAAATCTCAAATCACTATGCTTTCCAAGCTATATTACTTCGGCAAATTGAACGATACAGGCATATCGACATCTTCAAAGGTAAAGCTTACTTCTTCCTCCAACGCCTCCGCCTCGGTATCCAGAGATGCCATGATTACACTGTCGAGATTGACGCCTTTGAGGGTCACCGTCTGTTTGCCAATCGTAGACGAAGGATCTTCGTTGGTCACTTCAATGTCGAAGTACGTGTCCACACCATTCTGCATGTACTGGAGCATCAGCTCGCGGAAACGGGAAGTGGTATAAAAGATCGTCATGGAACCCGAACCGGACCAACCGGTTGCTTTGTGCTGTACGCCGCGACGGCCCAACGTTTTGACCTCTGCTTTTTGTTTCTCCACCGTTGCTTCCAATGTCTTCACATAGAACATTTCTTCCGTCTGTCCGTTAATCGTTGCGTATGCGCGGCCTTCCTGGCCGGAGATCGTGTCACTTGCTTTCAAAAATGCCATCTTAAACCACCTTCACTTTCATATATACTTTTTCAACGGAATCCACAGGTTGGATCTGAATCTCGATCAGAATACTGTCGGTTTCATTGCCCGGAGCAACAGTGATGTCTGTTTTGGAATCAAAATTTTGAATGGCACCAATATCTTGAAGTTGCTTCAGATAAGTCACACATTGGGAACGGAACAGGCTGCGCCCATCTTCGTTGTTGTTCACTTTGCCGATGTAGTAGGACTCGAAGATCCGTTTCATATCGTTAGCGATACCATCGAGTACACGGACAACACGGTTTTTGGCAAAATGACGTGCCTTATCCGGTGTCACCGAACGGAATGTATTTACATCCTGTTCTACCACCGCACGGTTGCTGCTCGCTGTAAACACAAACTCACCATTACGCAGGGCTGCTTCTGTCTCGCTGTGTGTCAATCGTCCGTTCACATCCACGGCATCGTCATACGCACGGAACGTCAGGGATTCATTCAGGTTAGCTCCCGCTGTTGCACCGGCAGTCCATGCTACCGTTTGCTTTGACGTAAGAACGGTACCGTCTGAGAGCACAACACCATTTTTGACGCTGATAATACCCTCATGATCTGCTGCCGGATAATCGGACAGAACCAGTTGCACCTTCTTGCCCTCGGTATCACGCAAACGCTTGATGTAGGCTGTGTAGACTGACTTTAGGGTGGCATCGTCTGAAATCAGACCGACTGTGTTAAAATCCAGTACTTCCAGCTTGGTCAGGAAATCGGAATGCTCCTGGTTCGTTGCTGTACCATCCAATCCACCTATTAGTGGAAGTGAAGCTGTAGCTGTGAGTGCACCTTCACCAGTAAATGTGACGTATGCGTTGGATTCCAGAGCTTCGATGGTAGACGCGGTTTGTTTGTCGACTTCTTTACCCGCAAGCAACGTGGAAACGTCCAGTTGTTCCGGGCCATTGATATTGGTGGAGATTACAACAGCCAGATCATTACCACGCACACCACCGTGTTGGGCTGTCACTGTCAGTTTGTCCAAGGTTGCCTTGGCTTTGGTACCTGCATTGAGTCGATAAAGAAGCAAGGTCTGCGCCCGTTTCAAAGCTTCGCGGATGAGCAGCAATTGCGGTGCTGTCCAGTCATAGCCCAATTTGGCTTGTACATCTTCACCTGCTTGTACCGTCAGGATTGAGCCTGTTTGCCCCCATGACAATGGAAGGGCCAATGCCACCGTTCCCCGCTCCCCTACCGTACCCGGCAATGAGCCCTCTGATGCAAAATTCATATATACGCCGGGGCGTACCTTGTTTTGTGTCGTCCATGTTCCTCCAGCCATTATTGTGCCTCCCCATTCATAAATTGTTGGATGTGTTGCTGTGCTTCTTGCAAGGTGTACGTCTGTTGGTCCAGCAGAACTGCTGCCAAAATATCTTTCTCCATCCGGCTAAGTTGCCGGGATTCGGCAAACTGTGCTTTGCTGTATTTTTGGTTGTTTTTCTGTGGAGTGTCTGTTTTTTTAGGGTCCGGTTCTTTTTTCGTAAACATTGCCAATGCGCCTCCTATTCCTTTCATGTATATCCCCTCATTTGATTGATTAAGTTCAATTAAGAAAGAATAATGGCACTAGCCACTCCAACGTCAGAACAACGTTCGTTACGTTGAAATCATATAGTTATTCTCTCGTAGCTTTAAGTGCGGTAGGTGGCTGCTCCAGTTGTTGCATGGTAGAGGCGGACTCCGACACTTTGGTGGTTCGCATGGTGTAGTACACCAGCATTCGTGGTGTGTCGTTCTCCGTCTCCCAACGCATCTCCGTTGCGCGATAGGGTGTACCCTCCACGTCGATGGTTTCCAAGGCTTCGAAGAGCTCATCCGGCAGTGTTGCCGGGATATTGTTTGCGTCAAGCCAGCGGATTTCGAAGGTATGGGACTGCACGAAGCGATCGCTGCGTTCCCGGGTGAGTTGGGCGGAAAGCAAGCTGTAGGTGATGCCTATAGTTTCCGGGACGGGGCTGGTGATGCTATTAGTAGGATTGATCGGGATGTTAGGGAAATGTTGCGTGAGTGTAATTGCGATGGCTCTGGTTAGTTGGTTTGTGGCCATGGTTCACCTCCTTTTTATTGGTGAGATTGAGGTAAGTTCAGACCTGCCACTTGAAATACGTAATTGGCGCAAACCCCGTCCCATTAAATACAATTAATTTCGGTGTATGGAACTTCTCGCTGACTTTACTTCTCCGTCTTAGGTACATGATCATGCCTCTTTATTACAAGTAAGAACCTCCCACACTGGCGTTCCAAATCTCTTTGTTGTCCAGCAAGATCCGGTAAAGGCGAACGCATTTCCATGCGGATACGCCGCTGTTGTTTGAAGCGTGCGCCCGCAAATAGTAGGACCCGGAAAGGCTGGAAACGCTCAAGCTGATTGTGGTCCTTGTCGTCAGTGAACCCCGATATGTTCGGGCGTTATATGTACCGCCGCCTCCCATTTGGTCCGTTGACGCTATGAAAATCCCATCTGATTGGATGTGGGATGAACCTTCCAATGCAAAATCAAATACAACATTAGTTACGTTGGTCAGATCCACTGGTGTGCTTGTCACTACGGCCGCCTCACCGCCTCCTGTGCTTGGGTTGTACGCGTAACATTCCACATGGTCCGATTGTTTGGCCACATATGAATTGCTGCCCCATACGGAACCTTTCCGCATAGTCTGTACAGTGGACCAAATGGGGCGCCATACTCCCCCGACTCTCGCATAAATTTGTTGGACACCCCGCCAAGTCCCCGAAACCTTGACGGACACTCTATTGGGCATTTTCCACGTGCCACCCACCTTAGCGCCTAAAGCCATGCGTTATTCTCCTCCCCTTTAATCATGAGTATTGATACCAGATGTCGCCATCGTTTCCGCCAGAAGGTGCAGCAGATGAAATAATGTGCCTGTTCTTAGCATCAAGGACAGATTGAAAAAGGTCTTGTGACCATGCTGTCCAAGTTCCATTGCTTTTAATTCGCATTCTGAATGATCCTGCACTAAATAAATCATAGGCTTTTTGAATAACCCAACTATCAGAAGACATTGCCTGAACTTCGATATACCACCATGCACCACTAGCGGTTGTTGGTGCATGGGCAATATTCTCACCAACATAGAACCCTGCAGCGACTAAATTATTGGCATTCCCATTACTGACGTTGATTGAAAGACCATTATCTTCAGTTAACTTACGCTTTTGCCACGGTGCACCTTGATCAACAATCTGCATCCACGGCCCCCAGGTATCGTTAGCAGTCGTACCAGTACGATGGTACATTCCTCCTGTCGTTCCGCCGGAAGCATATTCGTGAGTGACGCCTCCGCTGTCATCATTCCAGCCCTTCAATCCATGTAATACGACATAGAGTTCGGCGGGTAAGCCAATCGTTGAACCTGATTTAAATGAGTATGCGATGTTTTTACGATAATCGCTCGGCTTTGTAGCTACTCCACGGGTATCTGGAATCAGTCTTGGAATGGCACCGTCCACAGCCGCTTTCACCGCCTTCTCCGTCGCCGCCACCGTCTCGGACGTACCGTCCGTCTTACTAGACAACTGCACCTTCCCTTTTTGCGTCAAAGACGCATCAGGAATATCCATCTGACTCACCGCTTCACGAAGCGCATCCAGATCCGCCTGCGTTGCAACACCAGCATCAATCTTTTCGAAAATCATATTAATACTATCCCGGGTCACTCTTTCGTTCCCCAAGGGAAGATGCAATTTTAGTCGATCTGTTTCCTGTGGCATTAAGCCCACACCTCCAGTTCATTCCACGTCAAGGACGCGGCGTCCAGTTCATCCCATTTTTTCTGCTTCTTGTCCAGATCATCCCAGACCAGATAGCGATACTCATATTCCACGGCCATATGGGCCGGTTTCAGTTCTTCAATCGCACGTTTGAGATCATCGATATTGGACGGGATGCCCATCGTATCCACAAAACTCACCGTAAAACTCCATGCTTCCGGCTGAAACGTCACATCCACTTTGCCCCCGGCATACGCCTCAGCCACATTTGCAACCAGTCTCCCTGAGAACTTCCCAGCACCACGCAGCTTTGATTCCACTACGGCACGTCTTTGTTCCACAGGTTTGAGACGATCCGTCTCAATACCAAGCTCCTGCTCCCAGAAGTCCAGCCCCCACGTCGCCGTGCGGACAAAAAACTGCTCCAGTGTCTCATCCAGCGCCTTGTACAGCAGATCCATTTCACTGCCTTTGGCCTGCATATCGGCCTGCATGACGCGTGAAGTCTCGTAATACCTGGGCAAATACGAGAACAACTCCCGCCCTTTCTCACTCGTCAGTCCAACATCTACAATAGAAGGAGCACTCATGCCCTGTCCCCTCCCTTCCTTGCACATCACCATGGAGTGTCTCGCTCACCATATCCAACCCGGATCGGCGTATTTCTCCCAATCTCTCTTGGTCTCCACACTCCAAAACTACTTCCTCACCCACCATCTGCCCAACGCTACTCATGCACATCCACCGCCCCCAGCACGGCGACCTGACTCGCGGTCATCTCGATATTCTGGTCACTCACACCGTTCACGGTCAGTTCCGAATAGTCAATAATCGGCGGAATATCCAACAGAATCGCGGCAATGCGAGTGTAACGAACGAGTGGATCGGCAAAAGCCAGCTGTTTCAGATACGCGGTCACCCCGCGTTCGATCAATGCACGCACATCGGCGAGTGTCGCATCACTTGCCAACGTCAGCTTCACCTGAATGTTCATCGGCACTTCCTCGGCTGGCATCACGGACACCACTGGCCCTGCCGGGGCAACGCCTTCACCCTGTCCATCCTGCGTTGGGTCAACATACTTCTGCACGGCGGCTACCAGATCGGTGCCCGCAGCACGTCTTTCCGTGTCCAACAGATACAATCCCACCGTGCCAGGACCTTGCCATAACGGAATAACACGCGTTGCGCCAACACCTGGCACTTCACTGGCCCATTGCACATATTGTGCTTTGTTGCCGCTTGTCCCTTGGTTGCGGACTTTGGCATAAAAACGTTCCAGCAGCGCCGTATCGGCCTCAATATCTGCACCGCCTTTGATCACATCAACGTTCGTGACAGAAGTCACGCCACTTACAGGTGTAGACAGTACAGTTACCGTGCCCGCAGGCACGTTGCTGTCTTTTCCGGCAACAAGTGCTCTCACACCTACCACCACGGAGCCTTCCGCATCCAGTTCCACACGTCCTACCGTCTCATATTCGAGCGAAGCTTCAGCAGATACTTCATCCGCGAGCGTAGCCACGACCGTTCCCGCAGGTATCACTTTCCCCGGCGTACCCACGAACCTCACAGCACCCTGTGCCGCCACCGCAGCCCGCCGAGTAATGCCGTGCTCTCCTGCCCGCAGATCCAGCTCTTCCGAACGAAAATTCGGATCACTGCTCGCAGCCGTACTTGCAAACCCCCGCCGAAGTAATTCCTGTGCCCACAAAGCCGCTTCAGACAGCATAAACGCTACCGGAGCCTCCGCATCCCACAGAAACGATCCTTCCGACTTATCCAGATCCGCGGGCAGACGATCCAGCATGCGCTGCATAATCTGTTCCTCCGTCTGGTCCTCCAAATAACGCGGAATCTCAGCCATCCCGTCAGATCACCTCACTTTCCAGAATAAACATCTCTTCCTGCACACTCGCCACTCGGCACGAGAACATGCACTGCTCCCGATTCCAATCAAACGTGAACTGGTCTACCGATTCCGTGCGCGGATCAGCCAGCAACGTTTCCGTCACCATCCGGGTAATCTCACTTTCCATTACACCTCGGCTATCACCCTGACCCACCAGATCCTCCAGCTCCGAACCATAGTTCCGGGAATAGATCACATGTCTGTAACGTGGAGTTTTCACGGCCTTAATGCACCACTGCACCCAGGCTTCATGCCCACCAGCCGCAGCGACTTTGCCACTTGGGGTCAGCACAAAATCCCCTGCATCATAATCGAATCGCCAGCTCCGTCCAAAGCGTACCTCTTCCGAAGCCGCCCCCGACAGATCCTCCTCATCTCCCCAGATCACACCCGTTTCCGGGAACAAACTAGGCATGCGCACTCACCACCTTACACAGCACCACAATGTCGTTACCGCCATTCACCCGCATTGCCAGTACACGATCCCCGGCCTTCAATCCTTTACCAAGAGACCACACCGCTTCTTCCACTTCCTCTTTTTGCAAAAGAAACCGTCCCGTGCCCGTCGTTCCGCCGTTTGCCACGTCAGGTATACCGGAAATCGCGCCAGCAGCCTCGCGCTCCGGTAATCCAAGCGTGCCCGGCAATTCAGCCACGAGATAATCCTGCACTTCGTGTTTGAAATCATCCAGCTTCACGCCGGACGATGTCATCGTACCCAGTACTGCTCCCAGCCCGCTTAAAGCCTGACGAGAATGTGTACTCATCGCACCCCGCATGACGTCGGCAAAATGCCCATACGGATCATCTTTATTCAAGGTAATACCTCCTTTTCACCAGCTCAGCCGTTCCCAGCTCCAACGTCATCGTTCCAGGCCCGGCAGACAGATCACGGCTAACCGACATGACGATCAGCTTCAGTCCTTTTAACAACACCGCATCCCCGGCGCGAATCGTATTCATATCCGGTGCGGATATCGTAAAGGTCTCCTGAATACCCGTCAGATGACTTTTCGCCAGTTTTTTCGCGGCAGTTGTCGATTTCACCTGATCGTCCTCGATCAGCTTTTGCAATGTGCCCAGTTCCTCCACAGCATTCTGCTCAATCGCAAGCACTTTGGAAGGAACTTCTTTGCCACTCGGTGACTCCGACGCTGCCATTACTTTAACTTTGGTAACTGCCCCTTCAAGCGTACGCATCTGGGTCAGATCGATCAGTCGATCCAACTCATACACCTTTGCATTACTTCCTACCTGGAAGAGTTGCAACCCGCCGGGCGTCATCCGTGGATGGTACATGTCCCCGCCGGACTTCGCCGTTTCCTTCAGATCTGCAAACATCATTGAAAAGATCGTCTGTGACCGATACACGGCTTTTCCCAGCTTTGTCTTCGTATCCGGCAGCGTGCCGTATGGAATCTTCCACTCTTTGGCGTAGGTTTTAAGTCGCTGCGTAGCAGTCTGGTCCTTCGGAAGCAGGAACTCGTCCTCTGATTTTTCCAGATAGATCATCCGGTCGTACACCGTGAGGGACAGCCGCTTGGTGCCGCTGTTCGAGCTTTCCACCTCCCAGATGACCGCAGGATGCAGCAGATGAACCATAGTTTTTTCGCCAAAAGGAACCCCGCTAATCCGCACCGCCATGCCCGGTGAGATCGAAGGCAGACCGGAAGATGCAGACACCGCCAGTCGGATGTTGGCCTGATATGAAATCTGGTCCAGCGAGTCCTTCAGCGTAATTGTCTCCACCAGCTTGGTGATGTCATATTTGTCGTCGACAATGACCTTGTAGGTCATGGCATCACCAGCTTTTGCCCGGGCTTGATCCGGTTTGGATCACTCCCGATGACCTTTGCGTTGAGCTTGTAGATCTCGTTCCATTTGGAACTGCTGCCCAGCTCAAGCTTTGCTATTTTGGACAGGGAGTCACCAGATTTGACGGTGTAGGTCTTGCTAGACTTTTTCAAATCCGTACGAGAACCTGACTTGCTCCCAGATGCGGCAGAACCCACCTTCTCCACCTTGGAATCACGCCATGTGCGCAGGGTCAGGTCGAAGTAAATATCTCCTGTCTCCCCCCCACGAAAGCTCGAATTCAGCGAAACAATAAAAACAGGCACGTTCACGCCCGTCCCTGAAATGATGAAACGCAGCGGCTTTTTGGAGATCAGAAACGTGTTCAGGACATTCATCGCCACACGCGGATCAGGCAAACCTTCTTTGTACATGCAGTAGAAGGCATCATACTCTTTGGGAAAAAAAGAAGAGAAGGTGATCTCCTTTACCTTCTCCCCCTGCGCAAAATCAAACTCGCCATGCTCCAGCATATTAATCGTTTCATACCCTTTGGACCTGGAGATACTCACCTCTTCCGGGTTCACCGGGAATTGAAATGGAGTGCCGCCATCCTTCAGCGTAAATGACATTTCGTTAGGCCCTACTTCATCTTTAAGTACAGACATACACGGCCTCCTTTCTGCTTAGGCCATAATCGTTTTGCGATTTTGCATCGCACGGCGGAACTCGTTAGAGATCCGTTGCCCCACCTGGTGAGAAACTGCGTCATAATCAATTGCGTTCTCACGAACCGTCACCTGTACCGTTCCCGGTGCAATATTTATCGCAATCTGATTGGTAGTTTCGGTTTTGAAATCCTTCAAGTATCCGGACAGACTGCTCATCTGATCTTCAGATATCTGTACGGTCATCGTGGACGATTTTCCATTGGTCTGCGCACCGTTACCAAGCGCCATCGCTTGGTTCTGCATCATGCTTGTTCCCATGAATCCAGCAGAGGTAGGTTGACCGACCTTGCTGTTCATATATGCGGCTGGGCCTGTTATGGTCAGTGCAGGTGGCATATAGGCAGGTGCCATCTGCGGGCCTGTTGGTACTTGCGACGGTGCAGCTACTGTTGCTGCCGAGACCGTCTTTTCTTCTTTTTTGGAACCAAAGCCGAAGAAACTGGATATGCCATCGGTGATTTTTTTTGTTTTCTCAGAGACGTAATCCGCTGCACCCGATAAAGCATCACCTACACCCTCGGTAGCACTAGACATAAAGTTTCCAATATCCTTCGCTTTGTCTCCAATCCAACCGCCTGCTGCACTTCCGGCCCAACCACCTACTGCACCACCAACCCATGTTCCGATGCCAGGCAAAAGAACGCTACCGATGGCGCTACCAATCGCAGTGCCTGCTGTGCCGCCAATCATCGAACCCACCGCTCGGCCTCGCTCTTCCGGGGGTGCTGTCGCTACGTTCGCCACATCAGCAAGCATGCTGATGGGTCCGAGCAACCTTTTGGCTCCTTTGGCAAAGCCACTACTTAAATTATCCATCAATCCATTACCAGCCAGCATATCGGTTAGGGATCCCAATCCACCATCCGCAAATCCTAATCTACCGCTTCCTCGTATTCTTCTACCGCCTCCCCTGTTACGGTTGCGATTGGCCGGAGGAGTTGGAGTATCAGGTACAGGATTGGGTACTGGTGATGGGCCTCGATTCGAACGGTTACTAGACCTTCTGCCACTTCGATAATTTCGTCTTCCACGATCTGAGCCACCGCCATCCGCATTCGGTGAACGGACTCTACGGTTTTTGCCCATCTTTCCACCTGTACAACAGCAGCATTTGGATGCTGGACTTCGGGTTGGATCAGAAGCAGGACTTTCTTCTTTTTTCTTTTTGAATTTATCAAATATTCCCTTGATGTTATTAAATACATCAAACAAACTATTAACCTTGTCGGCAAGGTCAAAAATCCATTTATCCAACCAACTCTTAGGATCTTCTTCCTTCGTAGCATTAGTGATATTTTTGTTATTTTGAATCACGACAGCCATAGTTGGGCCAGTTTGCCCTCCTTTGCCCATCGCCACTTCAATCTTCTGCCGAACCTCAAGCGATACTGTGCCCGAAGCCGTAACCATCTGGTCCCTGAAACTGTTCAGTTTCGCCCATGCGCGGTCCAGTGCTGGACTGAGCTTATCAATCAACCCAATCGTCGGTGTGATTCGCAGCCTGTTGATTCGCACAGCCATACTATAAATGTGCTCCAGCCTTCGTCCGGTCGTTCTCAGCTCATTATTAACCTTAATCAGACTCTGATATCGAACTCTGCCCAGACGTTCCGTTGAGCGCTGAATTTGATCCAGATAACGAAGGGTTGTCCGCATTTCGGCATTGGACTTGGATAGACCTACAATCATTTCTGCCATTTTTTCACCTCCTGCCCTATTTCGTTATCGATTCATTTGCGAAGTTATCGCTGCCATTTCCTCTTCCGAGAACGCAATCAACAGCGAACGCTCCCCACGTGGCAAAGACCAGAACTCTCCGGGCCGGAGATGATGACGCACCCACATGTGATACAGGAACGTGGTCATTCCGCCGGAGTGAATCAGTTTTTTAGGTCTTCAATCTCCACACCAAAGCCGGACAGCTCCAGCACTTTATCGCCTACGGCATCCAATTCACCCGCCAGCAGCATGCGGCGAACCGCTTGTTCTCCACCAGACAGCTTCATGCGGCCGGTAATGCGTGTATCTCCCCAGCCGGAGAGTTCCAGGCTGCGGACTTTCAATTTAACCGTTGCTTCAGAAATGAGCAGTGCGTTAAACGTTTCGGTGTCCACCTTTTCCTCGGTGCGGCCTTTGGTCGTTTTTCGAATGGTACAGCGTTCGCGAATGTGATCCACTTTGGAAGACGTCAGTCCACGCAAGGTCAACAATAGATCCAGACGCTGAATGCGCACATTCTCCTCTGGCAAACGTTCTGCTGCTTCAAACAACTGATCCAAAATCTGTTCTTCGGACATATTTTCATTCATACTCATCTGGCGTTATCTCCTTCTTGTTCACATTTGGCAATCATAATGTTACACTAGCCACTCCGATGACAGAATAACCTTCCGATCGCTGTTATCCCCAGATTTTTTTGATTCCCCTCTTCAAGGGAAAATCCGGGGATAAAGGCGAACGCTCCGCTTCTTCACGTTATTTCTGTCCTCTCCGTTATCGTGCAGATACTAAATTTGCTTTAAGTAGACAACAAAGAGACCGAGATCATCTCGGCCTCCATTAAAGTCCTTTTTAGTTCGCCACAATCGGATTCAGTAACTCAAATCCTTCAAACGTAAAGCCCGTTTCCTCCGGTACTTCCTCACCCGCTGTCCAGTTGGCAAGCTGAATTTTGTCCACCATGCAACCTTTCAGCAGTACACTCTCATGTCCATATGATTCAGGGTCGTTCAGCTTCGAAATGATCTCGAATTTGGTGAAGCCGCGCAGGATCATATCCGAAGTGACTTTGTAGCCCGTCATCGTGCCTGTTCCTTTTTTTGCGCCGTTTTTGTGCACCTTCCAGTCGTTACCGACCAGGTTCAGCTCACGCTTTTCAATCTCCACACTCGCTTCCAGCTTGTTAATGTTTGTCTGCCACACACCATCGATATGCAACTGACCATGGGTACCGAGAATTACTCTTGACGCATCCAACATATATTTTCCTCCTTGGGTTCGTTGAACTAATAAATATTACACGGTATAACTCCGCGGGCAGAACAATCTTCCGATCGCTGTTATCCCCAGATTTTATTGATCCTCTTTTCAAAAGGGAAAATCCGGTGATAAAGGCGAGCACTTCGTTTCTCCAAATTTTTTCTGCCCTCTCCGTTATTGTGTAAACCATCAGCTCATCGTATAGTAATTATTCTAGAAAACGGTTCTTTCCTTCCACACAACCTTATTGCACGTAAAATGTACCAAACAACTGCTCCATCACATCCGTCAGCTTCACATTCCATTGCAGGAATACCTGATCCGCTTCCGGTTTGAGAACTGGTGCAGCACCATAATACGCCGGATCAAGAATGACATCGTAACCGTCAGCTTCAATCACATTGCTCTGTGCGAGCAGCGCCAAATAGGCCTTCATGGCACTAATCAGTGCCTGACGACCCTCTTCGGTATTGTTTACTTTACCGATATACGTATCTTCCGCGGAGCGTTGCAGATCCGTGTTGATGGCGTCCAACACACGAATGGAACGAATTTTTTTCCACGCATTATTCTGTCCAGCGGCCGGCGTTACCAGTGTGTTTACACCGCGAAGTGCTTTCACCTGACGTCCATCATGGAAGAAAATAAATACGCCATTCTGTACCGCCTGCTCCTGTTCAGTACGCGTCCAGCGACGTGTCACATCATCGAACGGCGTAGCTGCATAAGTGGTAGATTGGTTCAGACGTTGTCCGGCGATGAGACCTGCGACATAGGCGGATGTTTCCGCGGAGCTGTAGAATGCATCTCCAAGGCGTACGCCTGTACCGACATTAATCACACCTTCATGGTTGAGCGCAAGTGAACGCGCTGCTGCTTTTTGTGCTGCTGTAGCAGAGGTATCGTCCGCTGCGGAACCACCAAATACAGCTACCACCGGTTTACCTTCACTACGCACACGTTTCACCCATGCCGCAAAACTCGCAAGCAGAGGTGCATCAGCCGCCTGATCCAAAGCCAAGACGTCGAATTGCTCCCCTTCCAGTGCACCCTGCACAGCAATGTATTCCGCATTGGTTAGGTCATTATTGCCACTTACGCCGCCTTTGAATGCCGCACCCGCAACAGTAGCGACTACACCCGCACCATCACCAATCGCCTGCGCCGTCACCCAGACATTTCGTTCATCCGCGTTAATTTCCTTGGCCAGAGAAGCTGCTGAAATATCCGCTGTCAGGAGCGCATACAACATCCGGTTACCTTCAAAAAGGCGCACTTCATGTTTCGTATTATCAATCACACCTGGCTGGATGGTAACGTAGAATCCATTTGCACGATCCCCCGGATACTTCGCATCCAGTTGCAGCACATTGGCATCACTGCTGTCCTTCAAAGATAGCGTAGCTGCTTTGGCCGCAGCACTTGCTACCCGATAAGCGAGCAACTTCTTCGGCCCACCCAACAGGGCGAGCTTCAAGGACGTATACGCCGTACCGTTATCCAGCACATTCGCCGCATAAATACGTTCAATCGCCGCTTCGCTTCCTACCTCAACAAAAGTCCCTACCGGACCCCAGTTGGCCTTGATTGGCACAACGACCGTCCCCCGCGTACCCGCTTGAATGGCCGAGGATGCTGCCGCCTGAAAATTCATATATAAGCCCGGAAGGACCGGACGATTTGTTTGCTCCCAAGTTCCACCTGCCATTATCCCTTCACCTTCGCTTTCATAAATTGGTTAATTCGTTCTTGCGTTTCTTCAATGGAAAACGTCTCTTGCGCCGCTTCGTACAGCGCACCGTACAGCACCTCTGCCTTAACGGCAAAGAGGGCTTCTGCATGATTCATCAGTTCTGCCCTTGTATACCGCGGGGCGGTCTGTTTGTTTTTTTTCACTGAGCTTGCCATTGCCATCTCACCTCATTTGTTGGACTACTAATTTCGTGAAACGCTGATCTTATCACTATGATTTTCAAGCTACGAGCTACAAACTTGAAGCTTTAATTCTAATCTTGGAACTTTAACCTTTAAGTTTGATCTATGAATTTTTGATCCTATGAACCTATGAATATGAACCTATGAATATGAAGCTATGAATATGAAGCTATAAAGTTGAAGCTAGATCTATCATCTCAAAGCTATAATCTGAAACCACGTTTAATAGACGGTTCCTCTGGGCTCAACTTTTACTCCATACCTTTGCTATGGTGAATCTCACGAATCAAAGGTACATTCGTACCCGGACGACGAATTCGCTGTTGCAACGTCAGGCGAATCTGACCATTCAGATAGGCATCTGCCTGTAAATCTGCCGTGACTTCATCCACTGTGATATATCGCGTGTTACCTTCGTTCTCTTCGCCACCCGTTTCAGTGACGGCAAGACGAGATTGCACTGCAAGTTGCTCTACCAACCGAGTAACGGTCTGCCGTGTTAGCACCGGATGATCGGTTAGCACATGCCCAATCCACTGTTGTCGAACTTCCAATGCCGAAGTCCCCGCCACAGACGTGCTACATCCAGCCAATCGCCATAACACAGACGGCTTCTCGTACCCACCAGGCCATACATCCCCATATACCGACCAGTTCGAGCCAAGCTCCTGCTGTGTCCAGCCTTGAAGCGCAGCTAACCATGCGTCCTCTGTTTCAACGAGAGCAGTTCCCGAGTCTTCGGGAACATACACTCCGAATCGCAGACTGCGCGTAAGCATACCAGACCCTGCATCCACCCGATCACTATCTGAAGAACCCAGATAGATGCAGGTGAAGGCTCCACCTGCTTCGTCAATCAGCCTTACCTGGTGCAACCCTTCGATTAGATGGGCTGACCAAGCTTCCACTTGTTCAGCGCCGCCATCTTCCGGACGAACGTATGGTGAAATTTTAATGATCCGTCGATATCCCGCCCAGGCAGACTTCGGCACTTCTTCGGCAAACGCAACGACTGCACAAGGCCCGGCCAACATTTCGCCTGACGCAGGTACATCCAGCACACGACCGTTCCAATCTGGAACAAGTACCGCAAGCTTCTGTTTCAGCGTTTTTTTAATGAGCTTACTCATTTTACTGGTGCTCACGGCAGTTCTAATCTCATTTCTCATAGACACATTCATTTCGCCCCCTTTAGCTGCAAGTTTGAGATCTGCCCACACCGTGCAGCGACAATGTAGCAGCAGTAGACTCCCCCTTTTAACTCAGAGTCTTGATTGCTATCGAACCAGTAACGGGACTACATTCACCGCATCAAAAAGACCGGCCACCTGGCCGGTCTGTACATTAGCGTATGTGCTTTCGGTGCGTCCCTTGTTATTGATCCGATAATACAATCTTACACCCTTTCATCCCTAGCGCGGATGGTGTTCCGTACGACTTCGGTGCGATTAAGGAAGACGTTCGGGCGGAAAAAAGACGACACCTGTTCTAATTTCCCAACACAGAAATCACTTTTATATCGCTATCAAAACAATGTTATTTATTTACATTTTATTGCAGGTGTAATATCCTTCGTATATAGGATGTACGTAATTAGACGAAGTGTGCAGCGTTAAGAAGGTGTTTGTGGTGCGCTAAAAGCTAACTATCCCATGTAGAGAGTGAGATATTGATTATGAAAAAAGGACTTATTATGCATTCACCTGTAATTCAAGGTTATCCGATTCATGCTAATATGCACTCTATTCTTCCCAATCACCCTTCCTACCATGAATGGTTATTTACGAATCACATGCAACTAAGGTTTGATTTCTACCAACCGGATACTTTCCACTTGGAGTTCTACCAGCCATTAATGAGAGAGTACCATCCGTTGTTAAATATTCACAGTATGCAAAAAGAAATGATCCAATTGCTCAAGTTAAATGTTACCGATTTCTTCATAGAGTCAATTAATAATGGTAACTACATTTATGTTCTTATCGATAAACAACATATTAAAGCCTATAGAACTGAAGAAAGTGCACCTCATGATTTATTCATATACGGTTATGATCGGGATAATCAAGAATTTAATATCGCAGATTTTTTTCCTGACCCGTTGCCCAAATATGAGAAAACAAAGGGATCCTTTTATGAGATTGAGCAAGCAGTCAATGAACATATCAACTATAAAGAGGACTGCTGGGATAATGTATTTGGTATACAACTTATCTCCATGAATTCGTTCAAGTCCTATCGTTTCAATTTGGAGTTTTTCAAAATCTCACTGAAACATTATCTTAATTCTACGAATAGTGCTGCATACTTTGAAGTCATTGAAGGCATTCCAGCAGAAGAGCAATGTCTGCACGGCAGTCTAGACCCTGTATTTGGTATCCACATTTATAACAAATTAATTGAATTTGTTCGTGCCGATCATCAATATATAAGAGCATTACATATGTTATCTGAGCATAAGACGTTAATGACCAAGCGAATTCATTATTTACATAAACTTGGATTAATTGATGGCAGTCTGTTTTACAACCTATTTGAGGATATTGAACTAAAGGCTCGTTCTCTTCGAAACAATATGCTTAAACAAATGATAATCAACGAAAACTCACTCAATATACCCAAACTGACTTCAATGATTGAAGAGCTTTCGAATAAGGAGTACATTGCACTTGATAAGTTAGCTAGTGCAATAGGGTAG